AATTTCCGCAACAAGTCGGTTATAAATTTGGCAAAAGTCATTCCTACTATAATATTGTATTTTTATTTTCATCCAATGAGTGAACTAGCGACATATATGTATGTAAATGATGTATCTTACTCCCCACATCAACCCGAAATAGTTCATTGCATATATCATTCGCCACTGCATTGAGTGGTACTATCACTGAAAAATGTACATTCAGCTGGTGTTTATTCCGTGCTAAACCCAACCAACTAATCCACTTATATAGGTTTATATTTGGTGTGTTCTTCATTTCTACTAATATATAGGCAATTGTGCCGTCAGCATTGTATAGTGTACGATAACCCGAATTTTTACTATCCGTGCTATTCGCAATTGTTGAACCCACCGATCTTATGATATCACGAAGCATATTTGCAATATCCATCATATTCCCATTGTGTCCTTTTGTTGCGTTGTATGCATCTTCCGAAATAATCTCAATAGTCTGCTGCATATTGTATTCATAGTAGTCTTGTTCTACTAATTCGTGAAACCACACTTTCCATTGTGGTTGGTTCTCATTGGTCATTTGTCTTACATATTCTCCGATAATATTTTAATATACTGGGTAATATTGCTTTTATGGAATTCAATTACACCCTTAGTTTATATTGTTTATGTAAACCAGTATAAACATTGTGCATATTACATATTAAATATGTCACGCACAAACACATTAAATACACAAAATGACCTATTGTTATCAAGTTTGATGGAATTCTATCGCGACCATGAAAATTTGAATAAGATGATAAGAATTATCAATGGCGATTCCGAAATATCTCTACGTATTGTTGACTGGTTTGTCACGAACTATGCGAAGAAATATTATACTGTATATGAGCAAACAAATGGGTCGGGGGATACCCTTACGGTAACACGGTTTAAAGTATATAACGAATATAAGTTGAAATTAAAAGCGTATTCTAAGCGACGGTTTGACCCGTTTTGTAGGTGGGAACGGGTATCTATCCCTTATAACAAGGAGCAGTTTATGGAAACTACCATTGGACAATTGAATTTTTTTAAATGGGCATTGGAAAACAATATTGTTGACTATATTAAGAGCAACTACGATGCGATTGAAAATGATATGAATAAACGCAATAGCACCACTAAACGTCGCACACCAGTAGACGATGAAAGCATTGTACAGATGAATAATTCAAAAACGAGAAAACGTAGGGAAGAGTTATCCATTTCGGCTTGTAAATGCATAAAAAAGGAAAATGTTCAGATTATAGTAAAATTCAATTAATTCTGTTGTTTTGCTAGAATGATGTCATTGATAAATTTCTCAATGTCATTAATCCATTGGTTTCCTACATCGGCCTCGTCGTCTTTATTGTATGAAACATCTGCATTTGTATTTAAGTTCAACACCCGCGTCTGCATTTTGTCTTTATTACAATCCCACTCTTGATAATTTTCCAACCAATCATCGTGATACTTCTTACATTTCTGTAAGTACTCTAATTCTATCTGACTTTCGCCCGTTCTAGACCGTTTAGTCACGCGGCGGTGACATGTATCGGCATCCGCATTGATATACACATACCCGTCCACTATAAAGTCCTGAGAATGTTCGGTTGCAAGCAAACAGTAGATTTTATAATCAATGTATGATATTACTCCGTCTGCGTGTAACATCTTTGCGAATATTTGTTTGTCCGCATCTACCGAACGTTCACATATTATCACTTTGCAATCAGGATTTGTGCGAACTGAATTACGTATCAATGCTAGACGAGTAGTCAGTGCCATTACTTGGAATTGAAATGCGTATTTTTTAGGATCTTCATAAAACTTTTCTAGTATCGTCTTACCATCTTCGTCTCTCACTGTCTCCCATATATCTACTGGTTCTTTTACAAACTTAATATAAGAAGACTCGCCCATTCGTGCGTTTAGTTCTTCCAATATGGTAGACTTTCCGGCACCGATATTGCCTTCAATGGAGATAATGATTGGTTGGCTCATTGTATTATAATCTTAGATATTTTAACTAAATATGACAAATCGGTCTTTCAATTTTTTATGAATACCTCACAGAAAAATATACGCGGATTATATATACAGTTATGGAGATGGAACTAGTAAAACTATACCCACCCGTTGCCGCGCCTATATCCGATGAGAACCCAATGAAGCCTATTGACAAGTCCAAGTGTTGCGAATGTATTACCAAGAGATTGAATGACCAGGATTTTATGCAAAAGTTTAGTGTGTCTATCTCATTTGTATTGGAGTTATACCGCGTATTAATGGGAACTATGCTCGTTATGTTCGTTCCGCAAAAATGCGGTGAACAAATGTGTGGGGCAACGGAGAACATGTTCAAGAGTACGCCTACATATAGCGCGAACGCTGGCGTAAATATTGCCACTCTGGTTGCGTTCGTATATCTCTATATTACTGAGATGAAACGTGAAACCACGATGATTGATTATTTAGAAGTAAATACAGAATTTCCGTCAGACAATGATGCTGTCGGCGAAGCGCTTCTTCGTTTACCAGAAATAAAGCGACACAAGGTTCTCAATTTAGACCATAGTTATCAGACAGCTAGTTATATTGCGTTGTTCTGTTTTTTAGCAAATACGTGTTTCAGCGGTTATTCTGTCTATTATAACTACTTAGATAGTAAGACTACCAGCGTTTTCATTACCAATGTACTGTTCTTGGCTGGAAAACTGATTGATACCAATGCGCTTGCAAACACGGATACAAACATTTTCTATTCCGCATATCTCAAAGGCCGCGTCCAGTATAACTATGTTGACCCGGATAAGATGTCTACCGAAAATCGCGTTACCGAAGTGCCTGTAACGGACACACAAGTTAGTCTAGCGATAAATACTGTATAAATCGCCTTTTTCTATTTGATGCAGGTTCTCATCGGTTTATATTTTAATATGTCTAATAATTTACTTGTGGTAGGAAACTCCGTATGCCCATAGATATCTTGTAGTAGTAGCCATTCAAACAACCCTCCACGATAGATATATACATTTGCAAACCCGAGCCCCGATAATTGGCTATATTTAGTCTCTATACTATCATCATTCGTGTTCTCTCCATATACAATAAACGTTTTACTATTAAAATCATAGTTGGTTATGTATTCATTTATAAGGTTCTCCTCGGTCTGATACGATATTGTATTTTGTATCAAACATTGTTGATTGGAAACCAGTAACGTATTGATTAATACATATGTATTTGGGTTTCTGATTGCAACTTGTACATCCTCAAAAGTAGCATTATTATATCTCGTTTTAAATAAGTTGGTGAACATTAGCTAATATACTACTATTCAACATTTCTATGTCTTTTTACGCACTTATTTTCTTTTTATTATCTCTTATTTTTTCTTCCAATATTGATTTCATTTTTCGGTCACGATATCTTACGCAATCCGTGTAAATTGTTTGTAGTAGTTCACAATATTGTTTGTTATGGTTGTCAATTACAGTGCAATCAAAGTTCATCTCATCATCTATATTTGCGCAAAGACGATTGTATTTATCCATGATATATTTATCTACACATTGTTTTACCAATTATTGAACATATTTTCTCAAATATAGTTTGGCCAACCCAACAAAATGGAGGTGTAAACTCTCTCGTTCACTGTATTATTAGCTCATTTTTTACAAAAAATTGATTACTTCTAAATCGTATTATAGATGGCATCAATTACACGGTTTTATAATCTATAATAACTACTACTCAAAATGGACCTTACTCAACGCAAACTCACTCGTTCCGAATGGGAGACCATTGAGGTACCCGTTTCGCAAAGTGAAAAACAAATCTTAAAAATGATTGTCGCGGGATACAGCGACGTGAATATCCGAACAAACGACCATCTCTCGGTGTACTCATACTTGAAGATTGACAAGTCTCCCGAAACCGAACGTCTACTCTTCAATAAGTACTTTGAAGATCTTCTAACAAAACCTATCGCAAAATATGGAAAAGATACACCTTTGGCAGACATTACATTTCAACCGATTGGTGGTGGGGAACTCAAACATATGAAAAGTGTGGATAAGTTTCGTATTCAGAACTTAGATAGTACTTTGGGTGATAATAAGGATCTCGTATTTGAGTTCTTATTAATTGACCTTGCAGTAGAACTATTGAAACAAATATATAAAAGAAAACAAAAATATGCCTTCTATCTTTACACCATTATGCAACTAAAAAAAACGTCTATTACCAATCTCAACTGCCACGTTATGTATGTGATTGATCGCATCGTGTCGTACGCAAACTCATTTACAAAAACCAGCGAAATCATTACCAATGCGTACGAGTTCATTGAGCGAAACACTTATCTATTCAAGTATGAGGACCGTTCGTTGTTTACACACCAGAAACAGTTGTTTAGTATTTGCAAACCCCGACCCGACGCACCATTTGTGCCGAAACTGGTGCTATATACTGCTCCGACAGGTACGGGCAAAACACTCTCCCCAGTCGGCTTATCTGAACAATACCGCGTTATCTTTGTATGTGTTGCGCGCCATATTGGCCTAGCATTGGCAAAATCGGCCATTTCAGTTGAAAAAAAGGTTGCATTCGCATTTGGTTGCGAGTCCGCCGCGGACATTCGTCTACATTACTTCTCGGCAATTGACTATACACGAAACCGTCGTTCCGGCGGTATTGGAAAAGTAGATAACAGTGTCGGTAACAACGTAGAGATTATGATTTGCGATGTTCAGTCTTATATTACGGCAATGCATTATATGCTCGCATTCAATCCGGCCGAACGCATCGTCACCTATTGGGACGAACCTACTATTACTATGGACTACCAAGAACACGCATTACACGCCGTTATTCATAAGAACTGGACCGAGAACCTTATACCAACGGTTGTTCTTTCGTGTGCTACGCTGCCGACACCAGATGAATTACAACCAGTGTTTGCCGATTTCCGATGCAAGTTTGAAGATGCGGAAATACATACTATTACTAGTTATGATTGTAGAAAGTCTATCCCTATATTGGACAAGTCGGGGTTCTGTGTTCTTCCTCACTTTATGCATTCGGAATATAGGCAATTGTACAAATGTATCCAATACTGCGATAGCAACAAGACGTTATTGCGATACTTTGATCTACGCGAGATTATCCGCTTTATCGAATACATCAATTCGGAGAAACTGATTGATGATGCCTATACTATTGATGCATATTTTGCAGAGGATATTAGTAACATCACGATGAACCGATTAAAAGAGTATTATTTGGAGGTGATGTTACACATCAATCCCGACTATTGGGAACAAATCTATAAATACGCTATATCTACACGCAAACCCAAGTACATTTCTGGCCATAAGAGATCTGGTATTACAAAGTCCACCAGTGTTGAACAATCCACCAAGGCGGGTGGGCCACTGGTGAGAACGAGTAGTGTGTTTGCCTCCCCACCTGAACCAACACCAGCTACTGCTTCGTCGGGAATTTCTCTCACTACGTCTGATGCCTATACGTTGACTGATGGTCCAACAATCTTCTTGGCGGAAGACGTAAATAAGGTGGGTAACTTTTACATACAACAAACCAATATTGCCGAGAGTGTATTTCAGAATATTTTGGCAAAGATCAGTAGAAACAATGATGTTGTTGCCCGTATTGACCGGTTAGAAGGGGATATTTTGGCAAAAGAAACCAAATCTGGAACCGACGGAAAGAATGATAAAACGGCTGCCCGGGAAAGCGGACGATTGTGTAAGGAATCGCAAGCGTGGATGGTTGAAATTAATAAACTACGCAAAGAATTACGAGCAGTGGGTCTAGACCCTATGTATGTGCCTAACTCGCGTCCACATCAATCTATTTGGACACCCGACGGAGAGGTCCGCGAAAACGCGTTCGTTGCGAACATTGATGAGATAACTGTCAAAGAAATTATGCAATTGAATGTTAGTAATAATTTCAAGGTTCTCTTGCTACTGGGCATTGGAATGTTTACAAATGAACCGAATGTCCAATATATGGAAATTATGAAGAAACTTGCTGATGAACAGCGCCTATTCATCATTATCGCCTCTTCCGACTATATTTATGGTACAAACTATCAGTTCTGTCACGGATTTATTGGCAAAGATTTGATGAATATGACACAACAAAAGACATTACAGGCAATGGGCCGCATCGGACGTAACAATATCCAGCAAGACTATACCATTCGTTTCCGTACCGATGAAATGATTATGAACCTATTCACTAAGTCCGATGTGAACGTGGAAGCAAATAATATGTGTGCATTATTCAACACACCTTAAACAAAAAATCAGACTATTTATTTGCTTACATATTGTACCTTTTTTATGGAAAATTGAATACTTTTTAATACTATTATATAATGCATCTTAGTTATTTCAGTATTTATTACACGTATCATGCAAAGTACCGGGTTATCTTGTGTGAACCTACAAACGCTGCGCGTGCATCAAGAATTCGTTTCGCCCAATACTCAATTGGACTATTACATTAAAAACAATGCGTCTCCCGACATACTCAAATATGTTGCCTTGCAAGGGAAGACTTTTGGTGAAAAATATATGGAACCAATTGCACACGATTGGTTCAAGTTAGAAAAAAGAACTTCGTCTATACACGACCACTCCAAAAACGGCAAAACAATTGAACAAAAATCCGCTAGATATCACGCCAACGGTGATGACTGGAAGTGGCAGCACATTGAAATGAAACACGATTGGGACGTGTTGTTGCTCACCGGTCTAGACTTTGAATGTATTCGGTTTTATGTTGCCTCCCGAGATGTAGTCATTCAACTCATTGCAGAAGGTATTGTCACTGGACAGGGAAAGAAAAACGAAGAAGGTATTGCAGAAGCACAACAAGCCTACTGGTTCTCCCGTAGCGATTTCAGAAAAAAACATAAAGTATTTACAGACTATTTCGTAGAAATCAGTACGGAAGCAGACCTGTGTAATTATCTAGACACTCTCCTCCCCCGCTAACCTCTCATTGCACAGGTTTACATATTCACCGTTTATTTCATATGCTATAAAATTTATTCCTTCGCGCTTTGCTGCTACACATTCACTTCCTGAACCCGCAAATGGAACCACCAACATTGTATCTTCTCCATTTTTGCTTGCCTTGATGAGTTTTCCACATAATTCTAGCGGTTTTTGTGTTGGGTGATCTACGCGTTCCTTTTTTCCGGCGCCTCCCGCGAGTGCAGATACTTTGATTACATCTCTCGGCAATGCACCATTTTCGTGAGCGGTATAAACCGTTTCTTTTTCGCCGTTACTAAACCGACCTTTTGTTGCCTTTCTTACCTTTCCGGCTGCATTTTTAAGAAATGTATCAGTATATGGTTCCCTTACATCATCGCGATTAAATACGGGTTTTTCTTTATAACAACATAAGATACTTTCGTGTGTTCTTTGCCAAAAGTTCAATGATGGGGTCACTTTATTCGTATAATGCCAGATAATCCACCTCACATTTATGTTTATTCTTACACGAATAAATGCCAAGATTTCGCTGAACCCATATATGTATAAGGTCCCTTTGGGTTTTAATATACGAATGCATTCTGATATCCATTCGTCGCACCACTTTAAGTAATCCTCCATTTTTTGTTTATCACTATCGTTACCGAAGTCTTTACCGATGTTGTATGGCGGATCACATATCACAATATCGGCTGAATTATCTGCCAATTTCTTCATTCCCACAATACAATCTTCCTGTATTATTGTTTGGATCAGTGATCTACCAGACGCGTCTTCGTTCATTGTATTTTCCATTCTAGGTTCCGTTGTATTTTACTATCTCTTATTGTATACACGTATCTTCAATTTTCTACTATTATGCTTTTTATTTCTAGGCCTAATAACTACTTGTTTATACAGAAAAAAGTATAAAGATATTTGGTTATATTGTATAAACATGTCGGTTCGGTATATACTAGTTACAATAGAAGATCCCTCGGTCAGGGTTCCTCGTGTCCTAGAAGACTATATTTATTCATTGAATATCATAAGTGATGTTATTCATTTAAACAACTTAACTCTTGAACGGATCACTTCAACCACAGATATATTTATAATCACTCAAATGTGGTTAAATACAGTTTCTGTTCCAAAACAATTTATTGATACGGGTAGACTTGTGTATTTAAATGTTGAAATGTTAACCGAAATAAAACGTATGACCCAAGTAATTGAGCTTGCACAATCGGGGATAAAAATCGCCGATTACAGTCGGTCAAATTTGTCTTACCTACGCGCATATATTAAAGATAAAGATATCCGAATTGATAATCTTATGACATATTATTTGCCCTATCAATATAATCTACGCGATCAGGTGCAATTGGCAAATATAGACGGAGTATACAACTACGATGTTGGTGTGATTAATGCCGTTATTACACGAGACAAATCTGTCCATTCAGAATTAACGTATAGACGGGCAAAACTATGGGAACAACTACAAACTTCTGGTTTGAAATGCATAAATATTCTAGGCTGGGGGGCAGAACGTGACGAATTGCTGAAACGATGTAAGGTCATTATAAACGTACATCATTTTGAGTGTTTTAATATATTTGAACAGATTAGATGCGATAGACTTGTATTTGCAAAGAAAATCGTTGTATCCGATAAATCCGTTTTTACCGAGAAATATGATTTAGTTGGCAATGTATTGTGGGAGGAATTTGATAATATTATCCCCCGCACTAAGGAGGTTATAGAAAATTTTGCAAAATATGACGGCATTATGCAATCGCTATCTATGGATCAGGTGATACAAAATCGTCATGTAGAATTGGCAGATACATTGAAAACGCTATAAAAAATTGAATGTAAAATAAGTATTTAGCATGTGGCAATAATCTAATACAAATGAACACCCCATTGGTACTAATTGAACGCCGGTTGCCAAGAGAGCTTGTAAATATTATACAAACATATATACGTAACGATGTTGTTCACGAGGCACTCCGCTGCCACATGCAATACTTGATATATGAACAAGAATTATATATCAAATTCATTTACGACACGCAAGTTCGCCCTGTGTGTTATTGTCATCGTCTTTCTCCAAAATACCTTCGCAAATACGACTTTTGTGACCATTGCCGTTGGTTTGAAAATAGTGTTGAATTCAGCGACAATGATGAATACAAATCGGTTGGCTATATCGCTTGTTTGAATAGTGATAATGAACAACAATATAAACTTCTCAAATGGGACTAGAAATCGCATATGTGGGCAATTAAGATGGGTAGGGGGATCCATTTTTATTGAATTCCCACAATAGGGGGTTTATTTACAATCTACCTACCTATAACAAACCATTTTTTGTATGTATTACTGGTTACATACTAGATAATGGTCGCTTCCATACCGAAACAAATATCGGGTCAGTTACTACTCCGTCCCTCCAATTCATACCAGGACCGAACGTTTCCTCTTTACCATATGTGTCTACCATCGCAAAGTTGTTTTCCGTTAAATGTTTTGAAAAATATTGTAAATCTTCATTTGAATTAAAATCGTGTTCAATTATTAACGTTTTTATATTATTTAATATATTCGGGTATACTCTCAGCGTATCTACAAAATTTCCTTCATTGTCAATTACTAATACATTAAATCTTAGGTTATATTTACTATGCAAATCGTCATAAGTTATCGTTGAAACCTCCACCGATCCTTCAATTTGTGTTTTAACTGTATACCAGGCAAGTGAGTATAACGGAATATCGGATATCGCCGAATGTTCAATATGAAATCCGAGATTATTTGTATCGCGATTTAGCTTCAATGTATCTAGTTCAGTTGAACTTGGCTCAACTACCACATGGTGTGTTTTATTGGTTAACAAGCTGTTTATAACACACGAATTTCTACCAATAGATCCGCCCAATTCTAACACGATATCGTCGGGCTCTATGTGACGACAAGCCATTAATTGTTCCGGAATTTCTGTTTGTAACCCATCGGGGGGAGTAAACGCCAACTCACCCTGGATCTTCAATAGTTTCCGTATTGTACTATCCATATTGATTATAATAATATCAATTATTTAAGTGATTATACTATACATGTCTTTCTTTTCTCCGTTCATTATTTAAATCCCACAAGGGGGATATTTATTTCCTACTCTTTCACTCTTATAAAACATGTAAAAAGAAATGGCATCGCTCCGCGAAAATGGACAAAAATAAATGTCCAAAATTCAAAAGGGCCAGGGAAATCTTGTAAACACCCCCTCTAAAAAACACGTTGTTAGCATATTGCAGCAATTTACGGTTTTTCATTGAAATTGCTGGCTGCATGCTTTTTTAAGTATATTATGCCGAAAACCATTTAGGCGTAAAATAATATACCATCCTATACCATATAATGGATACACTTTCTGCCGCCAAAAACGCCACTCGTTTCTATTGTGAAAAGTGTGACTTCAAATGCAGCAAACAAAGCGATTATAATAGACATATGTTAACTGCAAAACATCAGATGGTATATAATGATACAGAAAATTACGCCAAAGCATATATGTGTATATGTGGGAATGCATATAAACATTCGTCTGGTCTTTATCGTCATAAAACCACGTGTGTGTCGGTTCAGCCGACGACACTCAATGATAATGTTAGTTCCCCCACACCCACAACCGCCCCTACCCACACCCCCACAACCCATTTAGTAGATGCCTCATTAGTATTAGAATTGTTAAAACAGAACCAAGAGTTCAAAGAACTGATGATGGAACAATCCAAACAATTAGCTGATCAACAAAATCAACTATTAGAAGCGGTCAAGGACGGCAAACTCGGCAACACCAACACCAACACCAATTGCAACAACACTACTAACAACAAGTTCAATCTCAATGTTTTTCTGAACGAAACGTGCAAGGACGCCATCACCATGGACGACTTTATCAATTCATTTGAAGTCACGCGCGATGAGTTCCTCCATACTGGCAAGGTAGGTTACATTGAAGGTCTTTCGGCCGTTATGGCGAACCGTTTCCGGGATATGGACGTGCACACCCGACCCTTGCATTGTACTGACTTTAAAAGGGAAACCATCTATATCAAGAATGCCGATAAATGGGAGAAAGACGACGCAGATAAGTCCAATATGAGAAAAGCAGTGAGAGGCGTTGCTAGGAAGAACAAACAGGAAATGTGGAGATGGTATGATGAGAACAAACCGGCGGTGGAACAGATCGGCACCGATGTATGCGAGGATTATTTCCAATATCATAGGTCCACATTAGGAGGCTATGGTAAGGAAGAAGACTTGAAGTTTGAAGAGAAGATTATAAAGAATGTCCTCAAATGTGTCCACATAGCTAAGTCTAGTGCACTCACTATATAAGTTGTCTTGTTAAGTTACATTGAACACTTCCTTTTACTTTTCATTATTATTTTCAAGAGTAAGGAGAACCTTGACAATAATATTCCAAAATACCCTCAAAAAAGGCCCTTTCAGATAGTACATAAATAACGTGTGGGATCATATATTATGGGATCCTTTTACTATACTACTCTATCACTCTTATAAAACATGTAAAAAGAAATGGCATCGCTCCGCGAAAATGGACAAAAATAAATGTCCAAAAATCAAAAGGGCCAGGGAAATCTTGTAAACGACCCCTCTAAAAAACACGTTATGAGCATATTGCAGCAAATCCCGATTTTTCATTGAATTTATTGACTGCATATATTTTTAAGTATTTTATGGGCAAACTGATTTAGAGGGTTTTTTATTACCATATATAAATGGGCGAAATGATAATTGACAATCAAGAAAAACCCCATACTAAATATGTATGTAACAATTGTCACTATTATAGCAGCAATAAGAAGGATTACGGTCGGCATATATTGACTGCAAAACATAAAAAGGTAATGAATGATAATTTGACGGTAATAAAAAACCTCCAATGCAATTGTGGTAAAGAATACAAGCATATGTCCGGTTTGTCTAGACATAAACGTATATGCAATATATCTGCCAACGATATTATTTTAGAGAATACAATGACCACTACACCATTGCCTCCTCATTTTGATGCTACACTTGTCATTGAACTTCTAAAACAAAACCAAGAGTTCAAAATGATTATGTTAGAGCAATCCAAGCAATTGGTTGAACAACACTCTCAGATGGCTGAACATCAAACACAACTCATAGAAGCGGTCAAGGACGGAAAACTCGGTAACACCAACACCAATTGCAACAATACTACTAACAACAAGTTCAATCTTAATGTTTTCCTCAATGAAACGTGCAAGGACGCGATATCAATGGACGACTTTATCAAATCCTTTGAAGTAACGCGAGATGAGTTCCTACATACCGGCAAGGTTGGTTACATTGAAGGTCTCTCTACGGTCATGGCGAACCGTTTCCGGGATATGGACGTGCATACCCGACCCTTGCATTGTACTGACTTGAAAAGGGAAACCATTTATATCAAGAATGCTGATAAATGGGAGAAAGACGATGCCGAGAAGACCAATATGAGAAAAGCGGTGAGAGGCGTTGCTAGAAAGAATAAGCAGGAAATGTGGAGATGGTACGATGAGAACAAACCGGCGGTGGAACAGATTGGTACCGATGTATGTGAGGATTATTTCCAATATCACAGGTCCACATTGGGAGGCTATGGTAAGGAAGAAGACATGAAGTTTGAAGATAAGATTATAAAGAATGTTCTCAGCAGTGTCCACGTAACTAAGACCGCGTTGACCTTATCATAACGCGAACATAATTGTTGTGTAAAAACAATATAAAGGGTGCATCGTATATTATAGTGTGAGGGGTGTAGATAATGTATATAGTGTAAATAGCAGAAACCGAAACTCAGAAAAATATAAAAATATGGTGCATTAGCAATTATAGCTCAGTTGGTTAGAGCGTTGGTCTTATGAGCCAAATGTCTACAGTTCAAATCTGTATTCTTGCATTCCGCCCATATAATATATTTCTCTGAAAACCGGTATAAAGGTATATTCAAATAATACCTTGGTGGGGGTGGTTAAATAAATGCGCGGATGGCCGAGTGGTTAAGGCGGTGGTCTTAAGATCCACTACATTTTTGTGCGCGTGTTCGAATCACGCTCCGCGCAAATAGGTTTTGAATATGGTTTCCCTTAAAAAATATTCATGGCACCGACGGACAAATATCAGTGGTTTGATATGCCCCTTTAGCTCATCTGGTTAGAGCATAACTTTTGTAAAGTTAAGGCGATGTGTTCAAGTCACATAAGGGGCTGAAAATATTTGGAAATCAAAGACAGCCATAATGTCTCAATTACCCGGTTAACTCAGTTGGTAGAGTGTATGCCTTTTAAGCATATGGCCAAGGGTTCAAGCCCCTTACCGGGTATATCGGAATGAGTTTGCCGAAAAAGTTACTCATTGCTTCTGTAGCTCAGTTGGTTAGTAGCGCTTGACTGTTAAAAGTTATGGTATTGTTACCATAACGCAGGCATCAAGAGGTCCCCTGTTCAAGTCAGGGCAGAAGCGAAATTTTATATACACATAATAATTGAAATACTTATTATGTGCATTATTTGATAATAGGTTCGTATTTCCAAACAAAACCCTTTGCCGTTTTAATCTTTCCATTACAACACAAACATATGCGTGATAATGATGCTCCGATGTATTCTGCTGCTTCTTTGCAACTGTTAAATTCATTTAATCTATTTCCCTCAATATCAAATTGTATTGTTCTATTTATTCTTCTTGATATAATCCTTTTATTTATTGACTCTTTACTAATTGTGCGACCTTTTAGACTTTCACTTATTTTTTTTTTGGTTATTTCACTATGCGGTATTCCTAACTGGTTTCTTGGAGGAACAAGACCATTTTGATATCTCATTTTTAACGTGTCAGATATTTTTTGTTTTGTTTCTGCGTGATGTCTGCCTGAATTACCACCACGTCTTAAATTGTATCCATTTGGCACTAAAGACATATATTTTTCAATATATTGAATTTCCATATCATCTAATTTATTATCAAACGTTATACATACTAGTTTAAAGACAAAATTGTCAACGCCGTATTTGTTAATCGCAGATTTTAGATATCTACAATTGCTTCCCCGTTTCAAATGGTCTTTCCATCTTAATTCTACATCTTGTACCGTTTGTCCAACATATGTTTTGTTGTCAGTCTTGTTCGTTATTGTATAGATATATCCCATCCTATACAATATATAAAGATATTGGTTTAAGTCTTTTTTACAATGTAATACTTATGTCTAAATATTCTCAACATTCGGGTTTTCTTCCATTTCCCTTTTTAGTTTTTCTTTTCGCTTCAAATAACATTGTTTGTTATATTCCTTCTTTTGTTCTGGTGTAGGCTTATAACCAGTATCTGCATTGTATTTTTTAATCCTTTCTATTATAGCTTCTTTGTTCCGTTCATAATATTCTTTTCGGCTTGCTGGCGCCGTGTATCGTTTAAGATGCTCCCTTGTCAACTGCAATTCTTCTTTTAGCCTAGCATTCTCTTCTTCTAGTTCCTGTATTCTTGATTGATTGTCCATTGATATACATAATGTAACAAAATATTTATATGATTTTACATAATAACAAGTCCAAACAAACAAAAATCTATGGATATATTAAAATAGATATGAAACCATCTCGTACTCGTGTAATGTTATACATGTTGCTGATAATAGGGGTTTTATCGTTGATTTTAGCACTATTATCAAGTCCGTATTATATGGCATATATAACTGGTAGTAAAGAAGGATTGGAAGGATTGGAAGGAGGGGAAGGAGCGTTGGTGAACGTAGTGCCTACACCGGAATCGAATATCTTGCCAAAGCCGTATATGGTGGAGTTAACGCAGACGAAGGAGACAACTCTGCCGGATATGCCGTCATACGGAGCAACACCAACTGACGTATTTAATCAAGACACTTCTTATTATATAAATACAGTGTCAGTAAATAGACCAAAGACACTTAATAAATCGGCTATATTTAAGGTAGATCAGCCAACAAACATCGTGTTGCACATGGAGACATTTAAAACAGAAAGTTTTATAGTGATTACACCGCAAGAAGGAGGTAAATTTCCATCTAAGTTCGTATTTGTATTAACAAATAATATAGCCGAAACGAAACTAAGCCTGGACTTGTGGGGTGTTTCACCAACAAACGACTCTGTTCCGTCAAATAGCATTATTGGCTCTGATAATTATATCGGTTATCCTTATCCACAAGAAGTATTTGAAACCAAAGATAAAGATGGCAAATTGGTAGACGGCGTTTTAGTGGGAGGTTTAAATATAGGGAATAATGCGTTGAATATTATCGGAGTGGGGCGTATATATGATAGAAAATTCGCCGATATAGGGGAAGTTCAGAATATGGGTGACAAGATTACTATAACGTGTAATGCGTCAAAAGGTCTGACGGGTATTCTAATATATTTAGGCAAGGCAACAGTCAGTGAAAAAGTATAATCCCAACTATCGTCTATGTAAAATATTTTATTGGGTGGGAGTATTCACAAAGTTGATATATCCCGTCATTCCATTTTGTGCGATATATTGTAGGTGTCTCATCGTGAAACCGAACGACGACCCCGAGTGACCAGGTGGGTCTTCACTAGTTTCCATTTTCTCTATAATAGCCGAAATGTTTGGGTGTGAACTGAACATAAATCCGCGGTTTTCTTCGGGTTCATATGTGCTTAGCCAGACCCATAGTTCTAATTGTGTAACTGCATTGTACCCATTACAGACCATTCGCTTGGTATGTTCGTCGGGAATAAATGAAAAGCCTTGCATTGCGATATAGATTGTTGTATGATTGTATATTCTAATATTTTCAATTTTTGGTCAGCGGGTCATTGTATAATCGCGTATTTATCAATCGTCACGATATCGTGGATACTTTGTAGTGGCATAACTTTCTTAGATTGTTCTCTAATAGTAAAGTAATATAACGCTATTGCAATTATAGCAACAATGCACCCAAACACTATAACTACATTTTGTTGGTTTGTATAACAACAATCTGCTCTCTTTTGAGAACAACAGTATTTCGTGTTGTCCCCAATACACAAATTGACCGTCTGCTTGCTCTCGTACCAATAACATGTCTCAATCTTATATTCCATTGTATCACATTTGTTGATGCAAGACACCTCTTGGACAGTTACACTGGGTCTAATTGTAGGTGTGGGTAATAGTGACGTCCAGACAAGGCAATCAACTATATTATGTCTGGGTGAACAGCAGTCCGTACTACCATTTGGGTTAATACACGTATTCAGGGCATTGCGCGCATAGTACCCCCCAATTCCGACGGAGAAGTTACATACAATGTTATACATTCTATGCTCAACTGGGCACAGATTGGTGTCAATACAAGTGGTCATTTGTCTAATATAGATAGATTGGTATAGTATTTATTTCGCATAATATATCAATTTTACAGTCCCTTACGATGGTCAACTACATAAGGGTTAGATTTCAACGAGTTCATTATTTCCGGATTGGTACGGTCCATTTGAATATTTGAATAAAGAGAACGTTCATTGCCAGCAACGCGTCCCATAGTATTCACATCAGGAGTTTTGTATGGCATATTACCGGTGAGAGGACGCGAGTTTTTCAAGTTTTCGTCGCGTGATTTTTGGCGCATATTGATATCAGAATTGAGCATTGACATATTGCCTTTCACTAACCGACCGTCAATGGTGCTAGATTTAATATCATTATTGCGTTGATTATAACCGGCCTCGTAAGAAGTCATTTCTCTGGTTCCCGCCCCGGCTCCTGCATTACCACTATAATAGAAATCCGTGGTGTCTTGTCTGGCCGTATGAGGTGCTTGATGTCCGGTTACATTATATGCCCCTCCATTTTGGTTTGCATTTACATTCAAGTGAAACTTAGAGTTTTCAGTAGTTTCACGGGTAGTGGTGGGTAATTTTTCAGAAGGATTAAACAAATAAGATTGTGGGACGGTTGTGCCTGGGTTCTGGTAAGGGCGCAGAGTACCGATAACATTTTGTTTTCTAGACGGGCGCAGTACGTCTAAAAGGGGTGCGATAGCGGCACCAATCCCGCCACTAACCATACCAAAGTAGCTGTCTTGTTTGTTGGCGGAACGGTTATTTGGGTAAGCTACGTTTGATTTAATGCCATATTCTTCTGCATTGGCGCTATTTCTGCCGTGTGCAGTTGCAGCCCCATATTGAACTTGGCCTAACTGTTGGTTTTGCGAAGGCATATATTCACCAGGAATGTAAGAAGCCTCATTTTGGTAACCCGCACCACCGGCATATTCAATCGCGGTTTCTGGGCGGGATACATATCGGTCAATGGGTATTGCTCGTAGTGTTTGCCCCTTTTCGGCACCACCCGTAGTGAATAAGCGACCAATATCGTTTTCACCGGGATTACGTTTGTCTAATTCAAAACTTTGCTCAGGGCGGCGTTTTTCCATGATACCCATTTGTTCACGTGTGGCAATAGATTTAATTGCACTGTTTGCAGGACCTTCGTGACCAAGCAGTGACCTGCCCGACGATTTGGGGTTATTATCAACACGAAGTTGATCAACTGTTTTGGGAAGCCACTGTTCACGTTCTGCCATACCAGAATTGAAGCCGCCAGCACCCTCAGTCGTATATCCTAGTCCAAGACCAGGACCCACATTCTCTTGTTTAAACGGATTTACATTCGTCATTTTCATACTGGGATTAACACGAGATTGTATAAAATCAGACTGGTTAGGTGCGCCGTGTGCCCATTGTAAATTTTCATCAGGCGAGAACAAAGGGGATTGCTCTTTCTTTGAAAAAGCCTGAGATCCGGTACCGACATAATTGTCTAAAACGCTTTCTGCTGAGTTGCGATTTGAATGAGTATTTTTTAGTTTGCTACCAAAGAAGGGAACCATATTATTATGTTGGAAATAGTCGCCATTTACACTCTCCCCGGTGAGAGAATAATAGGATACTTGGCCATCATTCGGTTTGCTGGCAGATTGATTAAAGTACTTATCAGTATATACTCCCCCACCACTATCAAATTTATGTGTGCTAGATAGTTCAGCGGTTTGTTCGGAAACATTCGCCGTGTACATTTGTTCATTTGGGTAGTTGCGTGTGGGAAGATCAGCGTTTGATAAAAGATTACCTGATGAGAACCCGTCAGTATGAGAATCGGCCTTTTTGTTCTGATTATTAATTAAATATAAACTTGATAAAGCGAATAGTGGAACAACAATCTCCATTTATTTTATATTATATATTATTATTTTTATTATACGCCATTCGCATATAACAACAATCATATTATCGTGTTCCGTTCATAGGATATACCGTACCGGGGCAAGAAGTTTCGGTCCCACCAATGCACATTGATTTCCCTCCCAAATAATAATCTATATTCTGGTTTCGGTCAACGACCGGTACTTTTCTAACGAAATTATCTTTCTCTAAAAAGCGTGTTTGTAGGTTCTCGGAAAAGCCTTTCTCTAAACCATTAAGAGGATTTAAGAATGGAGCGTCCCATCGGGTTTGTTCTAAATCTTTATATGTCCAGGCCGGGTGGCTAGCGCGGGTTTCTTGTATAAATGGTTCTGCCTTTTTATATGTAACCGAAGAGGGTTCATTTGAAAACTTCTTGTATTCATTCAAATCGGCATTGTCGCGGTTCAACCGTCTAGTCATGCCACGTAAGTCACTTTCTAAGTTGACCGTGTCATTTCGGAGATTGGCGCCCCAATGTTGCAACCGGATTTGCGGGTCTTCTATGAATGGTAAATCAGTGCCTTGGCCAGGAACATTCAACATATATCGTCCGGTAAAGCTACTCTCTTGAATTTGCTTTTTAATTCTATTTGGGTCATCGTGAAATCTAGTAAATGCCATGTTAGTTATTATATGATTGGAAAAAAATAAGTCATTGTAATTAATATAGAAATATCATATTAAATACATATACACAGGTTCTCTCTTATGACTAAAATATGTCTAAATATGATAGTGAAAAATGAAAGCAAGGTGATAGTCCGGCTGTTAACATCGGTCCTACCGTTAATTGATACATATTGTATATGCGATACTGGTAGCACAGATGACACCATAACCATTATAACGGAATTCTTTAATACTCACGGCATAGACGGTAAGATATTTACAGAACCATTTCGCGACTTTGGATATAACCGCACAATTGCATTGAAACAATGTTACGGAATGCAAAGTGCGGATTATATATTATTATTGGACGCAGATATGGTCTTAGAAGTGCCGGTAGGGTTCTCTATTACAGACTTTAAAATGTCTCTAATTGATGAAGCGTATTATGTGGTTCAGGGTTCTCCTTCTTTTTTTTATAAGAATATTCGTATATTGAAGAATACTGAGGACCTCAGTTATTGGGGAGTGACACACGAATATGTCAGCTTACCTACTGGTAGTAAAACGAGTGAAATACCGAGAACCTCTCTATTTATAAATGATATTGGAGATGGGGGAGCAAAGACGGATAAGTATACGCGGGATATACGATTGCTATTGCAAGGACTGGTTGATAATCCAAATAACGACCGATATACGTTTTATTTGGCGAATAGTTACCGTGATGCCGGGCAATACCAAAACGCGATAGATACATATAGGAAACGAATTGAACTGGGTGGGTGGAAAGAAGAGGTATGGTTTGCATACTATGCGATAGGAACGTGCTACAATAAGTTGGATGACATGCCAAATGCGATTTTTAATTGGTTAGAAGGGTTCCAATATTATTCGGAGAGAATTGAGAACCTGTATGAAATAGTACATTATTATAGACTTCAAGGTAAAAATACACTGGCATACCAGTTTTACAAAATGGCGGATAAGCAGCGTAATATTTATACATCAACGGATCATCTATTCTATCAGAAGGACGTATACGATTACAAGTTAGACTATGAGTTCTCTATAATAGGCTATTATTGTAATGTAGACCGAGAACATTCAATCAAGTCCTGTATGAAAGTATTGAATTGTTCCAATGTTGGAAAACAGATACGAGAAAGTGTGATGCGAAACTACAAATACTACGTTCAATCTATAAAGGATGTATCTATTCAAACCGAGTTCTCTATGCAATTGAATAATATTCAAACTGAAACGTTGGCTGGAGATGAGTTTGTAAGCTCAACGCCATCTATTTGTATGGATAATAATAATGTATATATAAATACTCGTCATGTGGACTATCGCATAGATCAACAAGGAGTATATACGAACAAACCGACAATTACAACTAAAAATATCATTACAATATTTGATAAACGAGAACCTGTATGGAAAAAAACGGGCGAATTTCTATTGAAATACAATGAGGCATATGACGATGTGTATGTTGGCATAGAAGATATACGATTAATACCCCATGACGGAGGGATCCATTTTAACGCGAATAGAGGGTTAGAATATGGTCACATTACAATAGAAACGGGTATAGTAGATTTATCCAACCAAAAAGCTATTTCAAAATTGGCAGTAAAACATAACATCAAGCCGGTTGAAAAGAACTGGGTATTGTTCTCTGATAACGCAAAATTAAACGTCATATATAAGTGGTATCCATTAACGATTGGTGAATATACAAATAACGACGATATTGAGAACCCAACAATTACATTCACAGAGACCAATACGATACAAACACCGGAAATATTCAGATGGTTCCGAGGTTCTACGAATGGAGTAGTGATAGACGACGAGATATGGTTTATGGTACATCTAGTAAGCGACGAAACTCGGCGATATTACTATCATGTATTTGTAATTTTAGATCGGAATACATATAATGTGAAGCGTTACACTGTACCATTTTCATTTGAAAAGGAAAAGATAGAATACACATTGGGTTTTGTATATATGAAAGAAAACGACCAATTTTTAATAGGATATAGCACAAATGATTGTACCACAAAGTATATGGTTGTTCCGAAAAAAAACATTACAATGTTACTATCGGAGTAGAACCGTCTACTATTCAATCTGTGTAATATTGGCGACTTTACACGGTGCAAAACTTTTTCTATGCCATTGAGTAATACCATATTCGCGAATGCCGTCCATATGTTTTTTGGTTCCGTATCCCATATTTGCATCTAATCCATATCGTTCACTAAGAATGGGATACTTTTCACATAATTCCAGCACATAATTATCACGAGACGTTTTAGCAAGAATACTGGCCGCAGCGATCGCCATATACTTACCATCTCCCTGTTCTACTGTAACGTGGGATAGTTGTTGCAAAGATTGTGTTGTCTCATCAAACGCAATATACGGTTTGAAGTAATTTCCATCAATGACTGCCATAAAGTCGGACAATGCGAAGTCGGATTGGTGGATATGGTTCATTTTCACGATTGTTTCTTTTATGCATTCATGCATTCCCAGCATAACGGATTTCAAAATATTAATATTATCAACTACATCAGCTTCAATATAGGCTACGTGCCATGCCAGAGCGTGTTCTTTAATATAAGCGGCGACTTCATTTAGCTTCTTTTTAGACGAAAATTTTTTACTATCTTTAACATCTTTTCCTGAAAACGCGGAAGGGTCTTTTGGCAATACAACACACGCGATATATACCCGTCCGAATAGACAGCCTCTACCCGCTTCATCTATGGAGAGTTCGTGTAGACTATGGGGGGTATTATAAAATCGGTCTAATATAGGCGCAGCAATACGAGTACGCTTATTGAGTTCCATTCTATTATGCAATATAATGCTGGCGAAAGTCATTTTCAATTTTGCGCAACCGTCTATTTATTTTTCGTTCTATACTGTATAGAATATGACGGGCATCAAACTAACGCCATTATTATTATTTGTACTATTATTAGTTGTTTTAGTAATATCGTCTGTATTTGGAAAGATGGATAATATGAAAGGAACATCAGAAGGATTTATCGCATTCAAGAATGATAAGCCAGCACTAGATCAAGTATGGATACCGCAATATTCAGGACAAACGACGTTGGTATATAAATTAAATGATAATATGTTCTTTGATAGTCGCAATGGAAATTTCATTGAGTTGGACGCAGAAGAATATACATTAGATGTTAGTTTATTAAATGTCGCTTTGATGGATGCTTCTGGTAACCTACGGAGGGCAGAGATTGCCTATAATGATGCATCAGGTAACTATCATAGGGCAGTAACTGCTAATACTCCCAGTACAAATACAACCGCTGCTAATTTGGATATAGCAACGTCTAATATGCAGAAAGCGGCAGATTTTAAGTCTCAAAAACAGGCAATTTATGACAAAGCGTTAATAGAATATAATACTGCCAATACTTCTGGTGCAGGAACAGCACCAGCAACAGCACCAGCAACAGCACCAGCAACAGCACCAGCAACAGCACCAGCACCAGCAACAGGACCCGCAACAGCACCAGCAACAGGACCAGTAACAGCACCAGCAACAGCACCAGGAACAGCACCACCAGGATCTGCACCAGCAACCGGACCCGCAACAGGACCAGCAACAGGACCAGCACCACCAGGATCTGCACCAGCAACAGGACCCGCAACAGGACCCGCACCACCAGGATCTGCACCAGCAACAGGACCCGCAACAGGACCCGCACCACCAGGATCTGCACCAGCAACAGGACCAGCACCACCAGGACCAGGACCCGCAACAGGACCCGCACCACCAGGATTTGCACCAGCACCAGGACCCGCAACAGGACCAGCACCACCTGGATCTGCTCCTAACGGGGATCCAACAGTGGAAGGGTTAACTAGTCGGATTGATAGTACAGGCGCAACAATTACTGGGGTCTTCATAACAAAGCGCGATGGAGTGAAAACAATTAAATATAACGCAACGAACGCCGATAATTTAAATACACCTGAAAGTAGAATAACAACTGTAACATCTTCGTATGCAACATGGTTATATCCATCACAATGTTTATGTGCATCAAAGAAGGATGTCGTATACGTAGCGTGGAACCAGAAGACGTACATAGTGATAGTTGACAAAGAGAATACAAGTCAGACATATACAATTGCAATTTTTGATTCAGCCGCAAGCTCAACCCCGAAACACAAGATATTTAGAAATAGTGATGACGTATATGAGGTCGGCGAAAATAGCAATTTAGGTGCAGACACAAATAAGGTAATGAAAGTGGCTGCCTATAAAGATGATTTGTTATATATGTTACATCAGAATGTCGGATATGATATTAAACGTGGAAACGTATATGTTCGTCCGGGTAGTGGTATAAAGGATCGTGTGCTTGACCGAACTGGTACAGAGATTGCGAACATAGCAACCGCGGCATTTGCAAGTAATGATGTATTAAAGCCAGTAGCCGATTTCAATCCGTGGCGTATAATAATCAATAATAAGCTGTCGGGCATTGTAATCCCCTCAGGCGATGAGACCGTAATATGTACATTTACCAAAGGAAGCAATGATCGTTTGAATGTACGAAACGTAAAGAGATTTGGTATAAATGGTGTATATATTCGCGGCGAACTATTGCCAAATGACTTGTCTACAAATGGTGAGGAGAAAGTGGAAGTTGATAAGGATGATAAGGATGATAAGGATGCGAAAGGTTATGCCGAAACCGAAGACTACATACTAAAAACACAAGTAGTACCCCCGGTATGCCCAACTTGTCCGGCGTGTCCGGGTAAAGTGGCGTGCACAAACTGTGGAGGAAACGGCGGGTCAGGAACACTTACACCGGGTGGTAACTCAATTGTTTCTGAACAAAAAGGCAGAGGTGGATCTGGAAATATAATCAAGGGCGCAACACAACTGGCTGGTGATGTGGTATCCGGTGTTGATAATATAGCTAGAGACGCAGTAGGCGGAACTGTCGGATTGGCGAAAGATGCAGTAGGCGGAACTGTCGGATTAGCCAGAGACGCAGTAGGCGGAACTGTCGGATTAGCGAAAGATGCAGTAGGCGGAACTGTCGGATTAGCGAAAGATGCAGTAGGTGGAACTGTCGGATTACTAACAGGCGCAGCATCGGGAGTAGCCGGACTATTTAAACCTAACCCAACCAGACTAGGCCCGAATACAATGGGTTCCCAGCCGATGGGTTCTCAGGCAATGGGTTCCCAGGCGATAGGTAATGCAAATTATTTTGGCGCAATACCACAAAAGGAGAGCACAAACTATATGCCAATAACTGCTGATTTCAGTGCATTTTCCCGTTAAACGAATAGTATAATAAGATATACATATTATTCGTTTGAATTAAAACTTAAACATATGGCGTAATACTATTATATTAGGTTAATAATGGAAGAAATATTAAAAACGATTGATTTAAATGCACTCTTAGATAGGAAATCAATCGCCGATGATATAAAAAAGCAATTAAAGTTATTTCATGCAAATAGTGAAAATGTACAATATAAGAAGGGTTTTTATATATATGGTTCTCCTGGTTGTGGAAAAACAAGCTTCGTAACTGAATTATTAAAGGAAATGAATTATGACATAGTCAAATATGATGCCGGGGATGTACGTAATAAGAATTTGATTGATACAATTGCAAGTGATAATATGTCAAATCGCAATGTATTATCATTAATGACAAAGAAGGTAAAACACATCGCAATTGTAATGGACGAGATAGATGGAATGAATAATGGGGACAAAGGAGGTATAAACGCTCTTATAAAATTAATAAGACAGAAGAAAACGAAGAAGCAACGATTGGAGAACACAACAATAAACCCAATAATATGTATAGGGAATTACAATGTTGATAAGAAAATCAAGGAGTTGATTAAGGTGTGTAACGTATATGAATTAAAGTCGGCAACTAGTAGTCAAGTCCAATCAATAATAACAAAGATACTCCCGACGATAAGTTTACAAACCAAAGTAAAGATAGAAACACTACTGAGTTATATCCAATCTGATATGCGAAAATTAGGTTTTGTATACGACATGTTTAAATCCGGATCTGATTTATTAACAACCGAAACGATAGAAACGATATTTCATACAAAAACATATAATGAGGACGCAAAGAAAATAACGAACGCATTAATACACACCCCAATTCATATATCAAAACACGCCTTGATTATGAATGAAACTGAACGAACGATTGTGGCCTTATTATGGCATGAAAATATAGTGGATACGTTTTCAAACGTTACGAAGCGAAGGGCGTTACCAGTATACCTACAAATATTAGATAATATGTGTTATGCAGATTATATAGATCGTATAACGTTTCAATACCAGATATGGCAGTTCAATGAAATGAGTTCATTAATTAAGACATTCTATAATAACTATTTATACCATAACGCATTTCCAGAGAATAGACAGAAATCTAAGCTGCCAGAAATAAGATTTACAAAAATATTGACGAAATACTCGACTGAATATAACAACATGGTATTTATTACGAACCTATGCCAAGTATTAGATATGGATAAGACGGATCTAATTTCCATGTTTCAAGAGCTCCGTCTGAACAATGGTGAAGATTTCTGTAATCAGCCAACTAGAATAAACGAATATGAAGGGATCTTTATAAACTACGGTCTAACTAAATTGGATATTAAACGTATGTACCGATATATGGACAAAAATGTAAAAAAGGACGTATTAAATATAAATGATGACTTGACCGACGATGTTTCAATATAAACGTGAATATATATGAATATTTGTGATGTAAAATAATCACAAATATATGTTATTGCAGTAGAACCCGGTTAAACGTCAGAAATATCAACAGCTATTTCGGGAACACTTTTAAGTGGAACAGTGTCATTGCTTAGTGTTTCATTATCAATAATATCTAGTTTAATATTTTCAACGGTATCTATATTGTTTTTGAGATTTGTAATATTATGGTTAAGTTGCTTAATTTCTATTTTCAATGCAGATATTTCACGTACACTCGCAATAAGACGTTCTTGTAATGATTGATTTGCGGATATATATTCCTGTATTTTGGAATCGGGATTATTTGAAATAGCTACCGGTGTTTTCTTCAATTCTGCCAGTTTTTGTTGTAATAACCCGATGTATTTTGTATTCTGACTATTTTTTTCCTCAGATTGACGGTGTTGTTCTTGTAATTGTTTAATAAATTGAACTATCTGTTCACTGGATAATCGCACAGGTTCTTTGCCGGGTTGGTTTAACATAATGGGGGCATTTAATTTCTGTGCGTCTTCTAACATTTTTGCACGTTTTTCCTCAATTTCCTTGATTTGTTTTAATGCGTCCGGCTTCATATGGGGTCTGCCTGGTTCATAGTTCTCTAATAATCCATCAATATCTTCCATAAAGAATTTTTTAATGGGGTCTTCTAGTGATTTGCGTATGAAAGAAGTAACCGTTTTGGGGGATTCCTTGAAAAAGAGAGGATCTTGGTTTTGTTGAAACATTTTGCGTTTATCAAATGTGTTATGGTCATGTGAAAATACAAGAATGGTCTTTAATGGGTCGAGCTGAACGAAGGGAATAGTATAATCTTTTAAAAACGCGCGTTCTTCTGCTAGCGCGGCGTGGTCTTCATATTTAGTAGTCTTCAACATATCGGTTCTAAACGCAAATGTTCCGGCAGTGGCGTGATTATCGTTATATGGGCCACATTGTATCATCTTCTCCATAGACTTGAAGTAAATATAAATCTCGCTTGCACCGGCACACATTGCTTCTGGTTTGCTTTGTAGCCGTTCAACTGCGTGAGATATACGTTCTGGCGGATAATAGTCATCATCGTCCATATATACGATGATAGAGCCCCGAACAAATTGATGCATATAATTGCGTTTTGCACCAAGTGTCATTTTATCAGGAACTTCAAAATATCTGATTTGAGGTATGCCTGATGCAAGGATCAAATCGCTTATTTTATCAGTTCCATCGTCAACAATAATCCATTCAATCAAATGTTTGGGGTAATCTTGGTTAATAAAACAGTTAAACATATTTTGAATAAATGGTCTACGATTGAATGTTGGAGTGCACACACTTACCATCGGTAACGTAGAGGTCATATCAGATGCCGTCATGGTTGTACAATATAACTATATCAAATAATTATATTTATATGTGTATTCTGATAATAGTTATATTGAACGTGAACATTATAACTATTGTTATTCGGGTGAAAATGTGAAACTGGTTTAAGGATTTAGTTTGTGAATACTGAACAGATCACTCTATTGGATATTGCACATTCCACCTACTTTCTCTTTTTCCTTATCTTTTTTCAGTTGTGCTTGTTGGTTGTATGATAGCGCTGGTACTGCCGCGGGGGCACTTGGTTCTGATGCAGCGATGGGTGAGGCGTCTGTTTGGTCTACTACTTCTGCTACTGAGATTGATTTGCTTTGTTCTTCTGATGCGACTGGTGCTGATGCTACTTCCGCAACGACCGCTCCTGTGCCAGATTGATCTATAATGATATGGTTGCCATCGTGTAGAGGTGTTTGCATGCCAGTGATATCTCTAAATGTTTTAATAGTCTCTTTTATCTTGTTCATGGCTATATTTTTCATCTCGTTCGTATCGTCAATTGCTTCTTGTTGTTGAGGCGTTTTACTAATATCAGTGTCACCCTTCATGTATTTCAACATCTCCTTGGTTAACTTGGACGGGTTCTCAAATAGATCTCCGATGGAGGTGTCAACTTTGCCTAGAAATCCTTCTTCGGGTATAGGTGTTACTTTTTTCTTATCAGCCGGTAAGGTTTCTTCATCAATATAATTAGAATAGGAGTAATTGCCAAGGTAGGCGATTGTGAGACAATTGATAATAACCAATATTACTTTTGCTCGTACGGATTTAATATTCTTGAAATAGTCACCAATGCCAACTGAAAGCATTACAATATAGCTAATACTAATAATATTTATAGAAACAAAGTTAATGATATGTTTAATGCCGTTAATTATTCGATCAAACGAAGAAACTGGGTCACAATCACTATCGGGTTTGATAGGGTGTTGTTTTGATTTCACGTAAAGATGAACTAGATGATAAGTTTGCATGAACCCTTCTTTATTTAATAATAGTATTGAGAAGAATGAAAATATAAATAAATATAAAAAACACATGATAGATGCAGATGGTACAGACAACATCATTAAGAAGAAAATTTTAAATATATTAGAAAAGACGGGTCTAATTAATGATAATGGGAAGGTGGCAAAAAGACTTACAAGTCCGAATACCATAGGAACTACTTTAACGTCATAAAATGATAAAACGTATAGTCCAAATGTGACAGCGTACATTATTGAAAGTATTTTATTAGACATATTAACAGTTAAAATATCAATAAGCATGTCCCGGATACTAGTGGACGCTGTATCAAAAAACTTAGTTAGAAAAATAAATAAAAGTGCAAAGAAGCCTAGCTCACCAATATATTTGGAAACAAATGAAGGTACCACATTGACAAAATACTCTTGTAGTTTCTCTGGAAAGAACATAGGTATATCAAACATAAAATCCAACACACCGTATATTCGGTTTGAATATGCTGCATTTGCCAGTCGTTCGCGTGAAATATCATATAATTCAATACGCTCATCATTGCGTGTGTATATCATTAAGAATGCCCAGTTATAAACAGCAACACTTGCGAAAAGCAATGCAATGCCCCAAACCACATATTTTCTAACAACAAATGTATCGTTTTTCGCGTTACTAGATGAATAGCTTTCGCGACTATTCAGAGATTTACTGGAACGTGTTGGATCTATAATGAGACGTGCGATATAAGTATACCCCGATTCAATATAACTAAATAGTTTTTCAACTGCGGGTCTTGCCGAAAATGTGGAAGTAGAAGACGGACCGTTAAGTCCCTCGTAAATATTGTCTTGTTCTGTCCAATCACTCTCGTCAAAAGTGGCTATCGGTAGTACAGCGAGACCTTCAATTATCGGTGGTTGAGAAGTAGGTGTGGTTGTAGTTTCGTGTATGTTCTCCAAGGGTTCAATATTTTTATAATTATGATATTTCTTCTTTCTATGAACGGTGCGTATTTTATGTTTCATATTCTCAGTTTGAAAACTGCATTGTTCAGATTTATCCAGATGTCTTAAATGTCCTGGCTTATTCAATTCAGGAGAATGTGTCATATAATATAGTAAGCGTGTTTATACTATATTATTGCATAATAACCTAGACATTTATACGGAATTACCTGGCATACATCATTCCACAATTGCCGCTAACGAAGGATAGAATATTATATCTCTCCTCAAACAGCGTCATATTAAAATTGTATTCAAATAATTTCCAATTAGATTTACGTACACCGACGGGGTTACCATTATCGTCACATATTATATCAAACCGAGAATTTACTATATCAATCGCAGGAACGTATGTTGAGAGTTCAAGTTCAATAGTTTTAAATTTACTTAGGTTAATTGCACCAGAAGGTTGGTATTCATAAGGACTAGTATTCAAACAGAAGTTGTAACAGTATATACCTTCTTTGGCGTTACCTTTTGTGCGAGTATATTTTTCAATATAGTCATATATCCCGCGTGTTAACACATTTTCTCGGTACTCTCCATCTAATACAATACCCATTGCTTCTAATATATGCTTATGATTATCAACTACATAATTACCGGTAATACATATACCGGTAGTACGAGTATCGTTCGGATCAACATTCGGGTACTGACCTAGAATTTCAATATCATTTCTATAAACAGTTATATCTACCGGAATATTTCTATACGGCCAATTAGAATAGTTAGACCACTCATTGCGCATGTTGACATCGTTGCGTTGTAGATACCACATCCAACTCGCGATCATACCATTGGATTCTAACTTAATACGTTTTGCCCCGGTAATATTTTCATATTTATGTTCAAACACATCTTTTACTAAATATACGTGATCTTCTGCTGCAAAAACGTGGGCTTCTTCTTTTGACAGGAAACAGTATGTAGAAATTAAATGTATGTCCGCATTCCAAGTGGAGATCTGGTTTTCATATACAACTGGATTATACCCAATTATGTCACCATTCGTAGCATCATTGTTTGAAAATATAGGTTCTGGTCTATTTGGCGGAGTTTGTAGAAATCGGTACATTTGAAATCGGCTTTCGTTAAAATCGGGTTGCATATATGGACGGTTATTTTCATTATCAAATACGTCTCGCACAACAAATAAATCACGGATTGGTCGCATGGTTACAGTAATTGTAAGTTCATTATACTGTAATGCGATTAGCGGAAATGCGCAACCATTATTTAGAGTGAACCAAGCGTTTATAGGAATATATATATTTCTTCCGCGAATAGACGGTTCAGCCCCTGCTACACCGTTGGCGTACATGGCCGACGGATATGTGTTTGCTCTGGTATATGAGTTGGCTGGGTTATTCAATTCAGCAACGTGTCCAGTCATTTGATTAAATAAGTCTTTCTTTTCCGTAGTAAAGTCGCGTTCAACCATTAATTGGAGATATTCACCGGTATATCTCTGTAATGTTTGAGAACCACAACTAATAACAATTTCCCTTATCATATTTGTACCGAGATGTTCAATCCATTTAAAATCGTAAGGTGCCCAACGAAAATCGGTACCGTTTACAGTATTTACAACTGGGTGATGTATTGGGCTCCAAATATCAGGAATAGTAACCGAAATATATGTATCCATAAGTAACTCTGCATATCGTGGAATTTTAAATGAGAATGTAGAGTCTTCGGTTAAACGTAACTCTCTTAAACCATTATAATCCAATCTGAACTTTTGAAGACCAAAATTACTGTATTTGCAATAGGTAACTTTGAAGAATGTTTTACTCGGATTTCCGGTCAAGAATAGGTTGTTGTTCCCAAGTGCGACGATGTTTAGTAATCCACCTGCCATTTATATCTAATATATATTTACTATTATATTTGTTATAGATAAAACATTTTATTGTCTCAGCAATCTTTATATTGGGCGTAAAATATGAAGAAATATCAAAAAATCGCACTTGCAGTGACTATAATCATTTTAACATATGTTTTATGGAGATACTTCAAACGACGACAAGATGTAAGCCGCTTATGTAATAAGCTGCATTTGGAAGGTATTAAGTATAAACCTAAATGTAATAATCCAGCCTGTATCAATAATCATATAGATAATATTGAAGGCTTTGGTACACCTGAGGCGGAGTTAGAAAGTGTGAAATCAACCGACACGAACACGATTACGTCAATTGGTTCAGAATATACATATCGTCCATTGAAGGACTATGTAATAAAGAGTTCATATAATAGTGCGGTTACGGGAGATAACGTAAATGTAGAAATGATAACTTATTTATTAAGTAGGGGGTGTCGGTTATTGGATTTTGAAATATTAAATATTGATAATAAACCGTTTGTTACATATACAACTAACCCGGAATTAACCACGATTAACACGGAGAATAAGGTATTATTGGACAATGTATTGGCGACAGCTGTATCCCAGGCATTTACCCAGCCGTGTCCTAACTATGAAGATCCCCTATTTATACACTTACGTATAAAAGCAAATGGTAATGCAGAATTGTATAAATATGTTGCCAAATCAATTTATGCAACACTGAGAGCCAAGTTATATCAGGCAAAGATTACTAGTGATACGAAAATGGCAGATGTAATGGGAAAGGTTGTAATAATAATGGATAAATCAATTAATCGTAATTATAAAACAGAAAGCGCGTGTAAGCCTGGCGAAAAGGAGTGTTATAATTTATCCAAAGGTGTGAACTTAGAAAGTAGTTCGGACAATCTATATAATAATACATATAGTGACGTATTAGGGCAGAGTTTTGAGATAGTAAACATTTTGAACAATTGTTCCATATGCACAGACGTTGCACATTACAGACTAGTTTTACCCGATATTGTGAACAATGCGAGTAATCCGGACGTATATGAACTGATAGGTAGACACGGTTGTCAATTGGTTACAAACCGATTTTATGTAAAGGACAGTAATTTAGAAAAGTATGAGAAGTTGTTTCACGACAACAAAGCCGGTATCATTCCTTTGGCACACGTTGTAGATTATATTAAGAAACAACCAACGTCGCCGAAATAAGTTTAGTATAGTAGAAAATATAATGTTATATATATAAATGACGAACATATATAACAAGAAACGATCCAATAAGACGCGTATTAAGAAGACCAGATTTAAGAATGCAGAATGCAATGATAAAATGACATTCCACGAGTGTGAGCTGGCGATATTACGCCAATCGGTAGATGATAACATGGAGACACAAGGGCGACGAGTAGTAAATAGTGAAGAAGTAAAGAAAATGTTGATTATAATAGAAGAATTTATAATAAAGAAGAAATTGGTGTGTTATGGCGGGACGGCAATCAATAACATTCTTCCTAAGAATGCACAATTTTATAACAAAGAAACAGAAATACCGGATTATGATTTCTTTTCACCAAACGCAATCGCGGATTGTAAGGAATTAGCAGATATTTATTATAATAACGGATATACCGACGTAGAAGCGAAATCGGGCATGCACGTAGGGACATATAAGGTATTTGTAAATTTTATACCGATTGCAGACATAACATACTTGACACCTGAACTATACAAGGCAATACACCCAGAAACGATTGTAATTGCCGGAATTCACTACGCCCCGCCCAACTATTTGCGCATGTCAATGTATTTAGAGTTATCTAGGCCAGCCGGTGATATATCTAGATGGGAGAAGGTGCTAACCAGATTAAATTTATTAAATCAATATTATCCCATGTCCGCCGACGAGTGTTCACAAATTGACTTCCAGCGAGGATTGGATACTAAGATGGATAACGCGGAACAGTTGTATATTATAGTACGTGACACATTAATAAACCAAGGAGTAGTATTTTTCGGTGGATATGCATTCGGACTATATTCCAGATACTCAACCGATAAAATGCATACAATGAAAGAAGTACCAGATTTTGATGTATTGTCAGACGACCCGGACCGTACAGCCATGATTATAAAGGAACAATTAACACAGAATAAGTTTAAGAATATAAAAACAATTAAATATAAGCCGATCGGAGAACTAGTGCCCGAACGAGTAGAGATATTAGTAGGAAAAGAGACTATTGCGAATATATATAAACCAATCGCGTGCCATAGTTACAATAAAATAGTTATAAATAATAACGAAATAAATGTTGCAACGATAGATACTATTTTAAGTTTTTACTTGGTGATGATTTATGTAGACGTAAAGCTAAATTACAACCGTTTAATATGTATGGCAAAGTTCCTATTTGATATTCAAACCCAGAACCGGTTAAACCAACGTGGGTTACTCAAACGTTTTAACATGAATTGTTATGGAAAACAAGAAACGATGGAAGATATGCGTGCAGAGAAGGCGCGTAAACACAAGGAATTTAAGGAGAACGCGGTAGATGATGGTGAAAAAGAACGTTGGTTCTTAAAATATACACCAGGTGATAATGGTGTTACGAATAAGCGTAAAACTAGGAAAGTAAGGTCCCCCACATCTTCTGATAAAACAGAAAAGTCTCCCAAGAAGAAGACAATAGTCGAGATGTTACGTGCAGTAGTTAAAACTCGCTAATAAATGTGGTAAATTGTACCATCGCATAGTAAACGGATCCAAACGAAATACTCTTTAAAAGTAATCCATACAAATTAAAGTTGCCGTCATCATTATAAATAGACAAGAACGAGAACCGTTTAAATACAATTTTATTTATAATGGGCATTTGAAAAATAAAGAACAATATGGCAATGAAAACGGGTGTTTGAATGTCAGTAATGATGCTATCAATGGTGTTTCGTCTACGTTTTTTGTCTTCATATTCGCGTAAATTCTTTTCAGTACTTTTCTCATGTTCTCTTACATAATCATCTAAATCCCTTGCTTTCGGAATATAGTTCGGTTGAACTCGTTCATCGTGAGAATATTCGGACGTATCGTGTTGTATATCACGTGATGGTAATCGTTGAGGAGGTTGTGTATTTATTTGTGAAATGTCTATATCAGACAATTGATTATTCCGCGGTAGCTGGGGCATTTGTGCAGTTGCATTCTGCGGCATTTCAATAATCGGATTTTTATCAGAAATGCCATAAGGATTTGGGTGGATATTAATCGGTACATAATTATTTGGCATCTCGTGTGGTTTGTTAACGGGATTATTTCCGGTTGGAAGATCAGAAATTCGTGTAAATGAATTCTCCATTTGACTATACAATATTGAACAACAATATTGTAGAGTTTTTACGAATATAGCGAGTTATTCGTTGGTAACGGGGGGAGAACTTACATCAATAATGCGTTTAGTTGAGTCGCACCTACCTGCTTCACTTGTATATTTATAGCATTTATCATTATGCTTAAACGTCTTATCTTCAATATCTTCAATTACAGGACCATTAAAAACAATACATTTATCATCTACACACGTTTTCCGGAATAATGTGGCTAAACCTAATCCCAATAAAATGGAAATTAGTATTTGTCCAGTAGGTGTATTTAACAGTCTTTTGAAATTCATTGTATACTATAAACGATGATAATATACAATCACTAAATTGTAAATGGGTTATATAATTAAGATTGTACTGGCACTTTACTAATTTCACTTTCATCAGTTGGACAAGTTACTTCTTTTGGTTTAAATGAAAAACAAGTGTTGGTCTTATCCTTATATTGTAAAACGCCTACATTCTCCGGTGAAGGGTAAACATAAATTTTCCTCGTATCGGGCATTGTGATATAAACTGCGAATAAGCCAAATGCTACACTGAGAATGAATACGTCTAGCCTTATAAATTTGAATATGCTCATAACGATGCTATTTTAAATATACGCATATTTTTATGCATGCCAGAATATTTATTTCTTATGCTTCTTCTTTTTCTTTTGTTGAGATGGCTGAGAAGCTTGTGCGGCTTTCTTCTTATCGTCTTCGTCCATCTCTCTCAATAGGTCTGGGTGAATAAAACTCTTCTCTTGTGCCTCTTCGCCTTCCAATCTAAACACAAATTTATCTTGTCCATTGCCCGGTTGCAAAGAATATTTTGCAGCCAATTGACGTTGCATTTCAGCATAAGCACGTTGTTGTTCTTCTACCTTTAACTTCTCCGCGTGTTCTTGTAGACGTTTAATTTCCATTCTACGCTTTGCATTCTCTTTGAGTTTTTCTTTTTTTGCCATTCTATCCATCGCGTTTGTATCCAGACGAACGTTTTTACCGAGACCCCCCATGCCACCCATCGCGGCAGCTAACCCGCCTAATCCACCCATACCACCTAATCCACCCATTGCAGCCGCCAGACCATCAAGACCTCCCCCGCCTCCACCTCCGTTGCCGCCCATAGCCGAGGCAAGTCCACTAAGGCCACCCATACCTTTGGCCATTTTTTTAAACATATTATTAAGTTCATCATTGCCCCCCATTCCCTTCATTTGATTAACTAAATCGCCTGCCTCCTTCATAATTTCCTCACGTGAGATTTCCCCGCTTTTCATCTTGGCATCTAGTTTGCCACCGACTGACTTCATTAAATCCATAATCTTCTTTGGGTTTTGCATCAATGCCTTAATAACGTCTTGTGGGTTCTCTGCATTTCCGGCATCTTCACCAATTAAGTCGGCAAATTCTCCTGAAATTTCTTCGGCCATTTCCTTCGCAAGTGAACCAATCTTTCCGTTGAACAAAGTTTTTAAATGGTCCTGGATATTATTCATGTTTGGCATTCCGTCCATTTTATCAAACACGTTTTTAAAATCCTCTGGGTTTTCATCTGGCTTCGCATCGGCAGGTGTATCGTCCATTTTCTTAAAAAAGTCGGTCAATCCACTCATGGTTTCACTTAATTTTGAGTGTAATTCCTTTTCATCTATGCCATCAAACATATTCATCGTCTCCCCGAAGTTGTCTTTGTCTTTAACATCGCCGATTACTGTAAACAACATTAGTTGTAGATACTTCCAAATCGTTTTCTTTGTATTGTCACTCAATCCCTCTGTATTATATAAAAGTTTGAAATCAACGTGTGGTAAGAATTCTACATTTACTTGACTTTCGGAAGAAAATATATCATCGTTTTGATATAAGATATCAAAGAACCGTTCTGGATACACTTTCTTGCAGTGTTCAAATATACTTAACAATAGGTCCTCTGGCAACACAGGATACACCATATCGTTCCATAAATGAACATATTCGGGAAAAGTAGCATTTAAGTCCTTTGTAAAGTCGTAAATAAGCGAGGTAAAGTTAGTAGGAATAGTTGTGTTTTCCATAATATGATTACAACTGGCGATTTATTTAACTCGTTTGTAGCATAAAATATAATATGCTAAAAAATTGAAAGCTTTTTATGTGACCTTATAATTACAATCTTCCGACGTATCTACGTTATTACAAAGTCAAGAATAGAATGCCGAAACAAGTAGTCAAGATGTACATTCCCCGTATCCTCAGCGGGGTCACCCAAAAGATGCTAACCCACACATTTGATCGGCTATCCATAGGTGATGTATATTATATTGACATGCATCGCAAAGTAAACGAGAACAACAACGTGTATTATTTCGCGTTTTTAGAAATAGAGTTATACAATACTCCCGCCGCCGAGCGTGTTATCGCAGATTTGAACAAGAAATCGTCTATCAACTTGGTATACGACGAAGAGGCTGGGTATTACTGGGAAATCAAGAAACACGTTCCAAAAACAGAACGAACAAGTAAGTCGTCAATTCTTCCGGTAACACATGAGATTTATATGAGTGTAGCCAGGGCGATTGGCTATGTAGAAGAACCTCGGGAAGAGGTATTAGACGATTATGACTACGAGGCCAATTTACAAAAAAACGTGTTTAACATGTGGGACGCCAAATATGACTTCTGGCAACCCCCCTCGCCAGTTAAGCTATAATATTCTAGCAAAAAACCCCCCGAATAAAAAATTGTATGTGTGTGTTTTTTTTATAAGTGTAGTTTATATAGTTCGCGAAATGTCATATACACAAACATCTGAATTAACCAGATTACAACACAATTTTCAAAACATATGGGTTTTGAAGGACGAAATACAGAAGTTAAAACAAACAATTTCTGTAAAACTAAATCATTTAAAAACTGCATACGGGGAAATGACAAAGAAGAATACAAAGAAGATGTACTTGTTCTGCCTTGATACATTTTTCTTTCAATATAAGACATATTCAATTGAGATGGAGAACCTAGACAAACACCGTACATTGTTAAATAATCGTATGTATTGTGATTACTACAAACTATATAACATAATTACGACATATATGAAAGACAATGCGGAAGAACTAGATATTGAACATTTAGATATGCGCACATTTACCCCATATAAGGACTTGGAACCTTATGTAGAATATAATTTAGACGATATTAAGTCGTTACACGCAACAATACTTGCATTTATTAAGCATCTTCAAACAAGGTGTGAAACAAATGAACATAGCATACGCAATTATAATGCAAAGAATAAGGTCGGGTTCTCTATCTCTAATTTTTTAAATACAATGGAATTTGAGAACTTACTGGTAAAGCAACAGATAAGTCTATATTTGAACTACCTTGCCTTTTTCCATATATCTCAACAGAAACACCTAAAACGGTTGATGGTGAAATTACAGGAGTTTGATGGCGACATTGAAGCAAACCTCAATGTAGATACATTATGTTCAATTGATGACATTGATACCACAGAGTCAAGTAATGATTTCTTTAATGTTGACGATGATCACCATACAGGGACTATATCGCAATATAACAGTTCAGCAAACTTAAATGTAATTGAACAGGTGAGAATAGAACTAGTTGAAGAAGTGCAGACAGATAATATTCCAAAATCTAATGCGTAATATTTTGGGTATAGTTTACAACGGTAATATTTTGGGTATAGTCTACACCGGTAGTATTTACAATAGTACCGATGTATTTTATTTTATAAGTTTATTATATAATCATTCATGACAGACAAAAAATCACCGGACAAACTATGTTTAGATAGTCCACGAGACCCCACGGGCAATGGGGCAATTGATAACAAATCTCTTACTGGTGGTAGTGACAGTAATTTAATGCAAGTAGAATGGTCCCCTGATAATGAAAAAATAATGATAGAATGGTGTGATGTAGCACAGTGTTATAAGTGGTTAAATTACCGATGTCACTCAAAACTATCGGCTATGCACGCTTGGTTTACTATACCAGCGATTGTATTCTCTACTATAAGCGGAACTGCGTCATTTGCGCAAGAGAGTTTCCCTGTACACATCCGTGCCTATGCACCGGCAATAATCGGTAGCATTAATATTTTCATTGGTATCTTAACAACCATTCAGCAATATTTAAAGATATCTGAACTGAATGAGGCGCACCGTGTATCGGCGATATCTTGGGATAAATTTGCCCGTAATATACGCATAGAACTTGCTAAGAAACCCGCGGAAAGAGATCAAGCAGGTCATTTTTTGAAGTTATGCCGCCAAGAGTTTGACCGATTGATGGAGACGAGCCCATCTATTAGCGACAAAGTGATTGATGAGTTTATATCTAAATTCAGCGGAAAGCCGGGGTCTGATAAGAGAATACATTTTGATAGACTAAGAAAACCAGATATATGTGATACCATCGTGAGCGCTGATGAAACTCGTAACAAATGGTATGAGGAGCTCATGTCGCTATCAAATGACTTATCTGAAACGAGAGATGATGCAGCAATCCGCACAAGAGATAACTTTATATTAGAACAGAAACAATTGTTAGAAGAGAAGGAAGCTGAATTAAGCCGTCATATTGAGATGCAGCAAGCCAGTGTAAGAGTAAAATTAGAGAACGTAGAACGAGCAGCACAGTCACGCAAAATACAAGATACATTATTCAACGAGCAAGTTGCCAACATCAATGCATATATAAATGGTTATATGAATATATATTTCAGAAAACCAACCGAAGATGAGTTGAAAGCGAACTTTGAAAACGAAATGGGCGCAGATATATTGAGCAAGTTTTTAGAGACATATGCACAAGACGAGACGGCATAACAATATTTTATTGACCAAACCAAATATTGTTATATTTCGGAGAACAGCGAGACATTTTTTACAGACCAATATTCAATGCCGTCTGATAAGAAACATACGCATTCATTATCCATAATTAATTCATATTCTGTTTTAATAAATGGTTCATGTAATACGTATGTCGCGTCTTGATGGAACAATGTGTATCGCTTCACAACCGGGTTCTCATATGAGTTTAACTTTACAGTTGTAAACAAATAGGTTCTTCCAACTACTGGGTGATGTATATGATTAGTAACCATAGAGATAGATGATTGCTCGGCAAGCTTAGAATTATTATAAGTGTTAGTGTCGTCTATATTTTCACATACGTATACACATATCGGATAACCTAATGGTTTATTTGTTACATCATTATAAAAGTAGGTTAATACCGCATTTTTTACAAACAGGTCGGTTATTGGTTCTCCGATTAATAACTCATCTACTCGTTTTGTGTTTATAATTTCATCAATAATGCATGGTACGAGAACATTGTCAAATTCTCCATTAAAATGCGTATCAGTTACATCTACAAATAAATAAATATTACCATCACGTTCAATGTACCCTTTGTAACACTCTATTGATAGTTCATCGCCTGTTTCCATATATTTTTTTATATATTGAGAACATTGTTCATAAAAGAAGTCATCGGTTTCTGGCACTTGTGTATTGCCCGCGTTAACGAGTAGCGGAGGTTGAGCTTCATTAATAATATCTGTATTTTCTTCGGGCAGTTCAGTATTCTCTGTTTCAATTGATTTACCTTGTTCATTTATTTCCACTCCTGCATGAGTGTTCGGGTTGCTAATATTACTCGCTTCTGGAAACATTAGGTAATTCCCCCGCCGGACAAGATAATATTTGATATATGGAAGTGTTAAATCATAATGTTCTGCATACATGCACACGAATAGCGGCGGGTGATTATCTATATCATAATTGACTATCCTAGATAAGGGATCATCGGTAAGATATGTATATGAGTGATTGTTAATGGCTTCATTTTCACCAACTACATTATCGTCAGTTATATTGTCAGGAATACCTAACAAACTTACTTGTGTATTGGCGTCAGTGGTAACACGCCTGGTTTGTTGCAAGAATTTATCTTTAATAATTTGTAATGAACTATCCTCTCCAAGCATGATTTAGCTGTTGTATACATTATACACTGTACTTTTATCGCGAGCTGTAAACTAATAAAAAATAATATAAAGATGAAAGTACAATGAATGTATAATTAGCAGACGCTATATATTTAGGGCTTTCCCAACTAATACCTTCTAAATGACTGAAACCGACGACGTATCTGTATTGAGTGAATGCCAGGAATACCAACCAGTCTATAAACAGGACGATTATACTCTGGCCAGTGAAAGTAGTGTTACGTCAGATGTCGCACCTACACGAAAAAATAACAGAAGTGCAATGGACGCATATCTGATGACTGATAAACTATATCACAAGATGAGACGTTATGGTGGAACAGCAGACGAACGTGTGGGTGTATATTCTACACGCACTACTCCGGGTGCATATATCCGAGATGCTATCACCGGGGCGACAAATAATGCTTGCAGGGTAGGCTCAATTTACGAAGATTTATTCTTTAAAGTATGCTTTGCAACCGGAGATTTTGGTAGTGAAACGAAAACAATGTTTTTTGATTGTCCGGAACAATATGAACGACATTTAAATGCGACCGTATCCCAACAAAATAAAGATAGATGGACTAATAAGTTTGCTGCCATTCGCACACGATTGGAAGCGCAGAATTAGGCAGCATATTATTTAGGAATTAATGACATTAAGTTAAATGCAAAAAATATACGCTTAATATAACTAATAAATAATAGATGCGTGAAGCACCGATACCAGCAATAAACTATGTATTCGTTGGAATTACCGCACTAGTCTTAGCATATACAACCGTTATGGACATAGATGAAAATACCAATATGGTTAGTGATGATGGCTTAATCAGTTCTGCAACAAGTAATTTGCCATCACTCAGTATATTTAATAGTAAGTCTACCGATGAACCGGAAGCACCGGCAGAACCAGAACCAGAACCAGAACCAGAACCAGAACCGGAACCAGCACAGGCAGAACTGGTGTCAATACAGGAACCGGAACCGTCATCTAAATTATACGACAAGGTAGGTGGGAAGATGCGTAAGACGAAACGAACAGACAAAAAACTGAGAAAGAATAAACGAAAACAAACAATACATAAAAAAATTAGCAAATAGAAAATTGAAAATATATTACATATTACAGAATAAGTAACATATTTTATCCAAATAATGAGCAGCGGAATGACCTATATTTCAACCTTATCTCCTACAAACGCATTAGACGTGTTTGTAATTGCAAATAATATAAAAAACAATGTATCAACTCCATTAAATAAGATATATGTGTCGTTTGGTAGTAAATACAACGCACCAACGGTAGAGTTTGGTGATAAAACACAACAACAAACAAATTCACTATATCAAATGATGCCGTGTTTCTTGCAAGCAAAGGAGAGTTACAACGATGACCAAACCCTTATAATTGTCATAGACGACTTTCATAATAAACATAACCAAATAGAGAACTATAACTTATTACAATTTTATGAAACCGATGGAACACATATTATATTATGTAACAGTTATTGCACAGAGACCTTTGTAACTAGTTTTATGGAATATTTAATGGAATTTACGTCCCGGTTAAATATATCCAAAGAGAACTTAATGGTATGCAATTTCATAAAGTATCTAAATATGCCCAACGACTTTGAGCGAATGTCCGCGAATGTTATACCAATAGCAATACAACGTGTATTAGACTTAGAACAAAACCGATTTTATTCAGAGTGTTTCTATGACTGGTTTGGATATAGGCGCGCATTATATAACTACGTGTACTGTTACAAGTTATATAGACATAACTACACGGCAACGAATAAACTTGAACAAATATTAGATGAAATGGATGCAAATCCGATGACAAAGATAAAAATTCGCGATTACAACGAGACCAATTTTTGGGATAAAATATACGACATCACTGAGTATGGCATTGATAAATATAGAATGTCAATGTCGCTAAGAGACCGATTTATTTCTAGAAATAATTTGGAATTTACACCAAATAAATGAAATGCTTATTCTAATCTAAGTGTTCTAGACACGACTGAAAAAAACGGCGTAGTTTTACACTATCCGGACCTCCAATTGCCTCGTCTGGAACAAAGCTCAAATTCCCTTTTTTATAGCATAATAGTACCGGAACACCATTGACCATCTTCTTCATTTTTAAATACGCATATAGGTCGACGCTTACATCAATGTCTACTGTGACACACTGCACATTGTTAGGCATAGAACGAAATCCAGATATCACATCTTGCTCAATTAATTTACATGGCCCACACCAGTCTGCTCCAAACTTGATAATAATCAACCCGGGGTTGACTTGAAGCAGTTCAGCGAATTGCTTTCGGTCGCATAGATTAGTAATGATAGGAAGTGACATTTGGTATAATATAATATAACATATTAGGTTTTTATCTTGTTTTCGGACAAAGTAGGTAAAACAATATACTAGAATGTTATATTATACATGTCAACAACTAATAACGGATACAATTTAGATATACATATGTATTCGCTTAAAGATCTATTGGCATTATTTGATACTGATTATAACATAAGCATGGACGATTTAAAACGAGCAAAGAAAAAGGTATTGATGACACACCCGGATAAGTCAAAGCTACCTGCTGAGTTTTTTCTGTTTTACAAAAAAGCGTTTGATATCGTGGTTAATTTCTATAAAAATCAAAACAAACAAACCCAAAACCCAACAGCCGAAAATACAACATATGTACCCACGTCTATATCAGACACAGGTAAAAGCACTACCAAACAAATCAAATCTGCTATAAATGAATTGGATAAACGAGAATTCCAAGAAAAGTTCAATACACTCTTTGAGAACAATATGGTTAAAAAGACGAACGGGGCTCGTAATGAATGGTTCTCAAAGGAAGAAGCGGTATACGAGAACATGGAAGACGTAAATGCAAAAAATATGGGGCAAATATTTGATAAAATCAAAGAAAAACAATCTGGCCTGGTGAGATATACAGGTGTAAACAATTTAGTAGTAAACAGTGGGAGCAATTTATACGACGAAGAGGAAGACGACGAGACATATGTTACAAGTGATCCGTTTAGCAAATTAAAATTTGATGATTTGCGAAAAGTACATAAGAATGAAACCGTACTTGCAGTAAGTGAACGAGATTTTAATAATGTAAAACAGTATTCATCGGTAGATCAGTTTATGCGAGAACGTGGCAATCAATCGTTGACGCCATTAGAAAAACCAGAAGCTGAGCGAATGTTATCATTAAAAGAACGCGAATATAGAGAACGAATGATGAACAAGGAACACTCGTCGCATTTGCAAACGATACAATATGCCGAAAAAAACAAGGCAGTACTTTCCCAATTTTTAAGGTTAACTAACAGTTCTATGTAAATCTTCGCTGGTATAAATTGATATTTGAATGATAAACAACGTAAAAAAGAATATGATACAATAATGTATATTATATCATCATGTGGAAATATTACCTATTTACAAAGCGCGAAGAACACGAAAAAATACTACAAAAACAAGAGAATTGGCGTCAAAAGCAGGTAGATATTTTTTATCGCACAGGGAAGCCCATATTTACAATGACAATTGAAAATATGCATATTCGTAATAATAATAATCCGCATTTCTATGTTGACAAGCGAAAGTTGTAATACATGGTCTCTGTCGGCCGGTTCTATGTAAAATTCATTTTATTACGCCGCATCAACCATTCCTTGTTCATATCTAACATTAAGTCGCTATAATTCACATTCTGTTGTTCTACATCACTATAATTTTCATATTGAATGGTAGTGAGTGGTGTAATTATATACCAAAAGTATTGCGTTTGTAAGCGCTTCCAGTACATATCAATTGCATATTCTCGTTTATTGATTGGATTTTTTAACAGAAGATTTAATCCAGTTTTAAAATTATTCAGGAGAACGTCATACATACATCTTTTCACGATATACCCGGTTGTGGTTTGACAATTGAAGATACGAGAACAGTAATCTGTTACAGTCTGAAATGGCGGGCAATTATTACCGCCAATAATCAAAATGTCCCATTGTATCTCCTTATTATTATGGAATTTGGTCAGGTTCTCTTGTAATAATTCTGGCTTTAAGAACGTAATATCATCTTCGCATATGAAAACGTGTTCCAAATCCCGTGATTTGGCTATTTCTAGACATTTTATATGACTAAGAGTACAACCAATGGCTCCAGCAGCCATTTTCACTGCATCTACTCTTTCAGGGATCAGTCCGAATTTATTGAACTCGGAGAGAACATGTTCCATTCGGTCTGTGCGACTGGCCAGATTAATACATAACGTATTTGTAAACAATTCCATATTTACAAATACAAGAGGGAAACGTCTATATCTATTTTATATAATTTATTATTTGACTAATCGCTATCGCTTTCCACAGTTTCCACGAGTACCTTACCTTCATTTCTATTTACAGCAATCGGTTGAGGTTGTTCTTGTACATTCATGACAGGAAGAACTCCATAATTTATCGTAGATAGCCGTTTTGATAATTCTAAAATCATTGATTTTAATGAGGATATTTCAGACCGTTGTTCTCGTAATAAATCTAACACCTGTGTTGAACTTACTTCATCTGACAATAGTATATTATTTTTTTTATTGGACGTTTCATCGGGTACAAGTTGAATATTTTCTTGCACAACCGTTGGTTGAATAGGTAAGGTAGCTTGTATTGGTGGTGGGTGGACATTTAAGTACATATTTCGTTCCAGTATTTGTTTCTTAATTAATTCGTCCATATTTGAAATTGCAACATCCTTATCCTTTTCACTAAAATCCAATGCAGCAGGCGTCGTTTTATCAAACATAGATTTATATTCCTGTTGTTTTTGCACAAACTGCTGTTTATACTGTTCTTCTCTGTTATTTTCTGGAATAGGTGGAGTGGAAATATTATTACTGTAAGCGCGCTGGACAGGTGCGGGTGGAATAACCGGTTCAGATTTTGGTGCAACCGTCTGCGCAAGCATATTATGTAAACCTTGTATCATGTACGCTAGAACCTCTTTGTTCAATTGGTTTAGTTCCGGCTTATCAATTTGTCGGCTCTTATATGTGTTATAAAAATGCTCCATCGTGGATCTAAACCATACTTCTTTCTTAAATTGAGTATTATTTTGAAAAAATTGGATTACAAACGGGTTATTGTTGATTATATCCCATAACAGCTTTTGGTTCTCGGGGTGGACCAATAATGACATTATATAGTGAACATAATGTCATATGTTTATATCTTTATTGTTTACGTTTTTGTTTTTTTGGTTTTTGGGTTGGATCGTTTTATTTTATTCATAGACTTTCTTCGCGTAGTGCGTCTAGTTCGTCCACCGTGTTTTATTTCGGCGGCGCCCTGCCCGGACGCTTCATTGTATTGGACTACAATATCATCTAATATAAATTGTTTTAATGCTTCATATAATTCGTCATTGTACCATAAAGATTGAATAACAGCATTTATAGCACACGTATTTTGGGTGTTGTCTAAACCGACATTAAACCGAATGAGAGGGGAAGCACGTTTTTCTCCGGTTTGATCTGTGGGTACTACCGGTTGGTTGACCTGTATCGGTGGAACCTTTTTGTATATTAGTATTATTGGAACACATTTTCCAGCTGGCATTGTCTCTGCGATGTTGAGATTATTGGTAATATTTTTGTTTACTTCATTAAAATCTAGTATAGATATCTTCTTATCGTTATATATTAGTACATCTTGTTGACTTAAATCGTTATTAACATCTTGTTGACGTAAATATATATAATGTCCAGTATCGTGGGTTTTGCCATATTTTAATACTAGACCCTCACACTTATACGAACTATTCATGAAATTATGATTGTATGTAAACGTAATTGGAGCTATATAATGTCCGTTTGGCACAATGTTTCCTTCTTGGTCTTTTTCACCTTCATATACAATCTCGTTCTGATCATTAATGATCGGTTGCACTGTAAATATAACATAATCGCCATTGAGTTGGAAATTTGGTAAAATATCCCGACCATTATTGCTGAATATAACATTGTCAATACTAGAAATTAGGTTTATTATACTCTTTTCTGGCTCGGCTGTCAAGGCTAGTCTAAATAAATGTTTTGCATTAAATCTATCTCCAATTTGCCTTACTTCATCTTCTGTAACCGGATCAGCCCCTGTACTAAGTGATGGGTTATATGTTATGTTAAACGTTTTGATATCGTCTGGTAAATTTTCAAGTATATATTGTAAAAATTCTACTGCATCTAGTTGGTCCGTTCCACTGAAACAAGAATTTAGAAGTGGATTACGCGAATCGCGAGGTATGGTTATTGGGTCGTTTGAGATTCTGTAATAGTTATTATCCGGAGTGCCTAGATTACCAGACGTAAGAAACAACCGGTTTTTTTCTTCAAATAAACTTAATAATGCACCTGTCATTCTATGTGGTGTCATCTTGCCATCGTCAATGTTATTGGACCCACTATTAACTATTATTCCACTAGCAGGTGCATTGCCAGTAGGCGTAGTTTCTATCGCAGGGTGAGCCAGAGATGTGTTTATAGTAGTATTGTAACTCGGAAGAAAAGATTTATCTAGGTCAGTAACATCATTATGAACATATTTGTTTAAAAATTGTGATAAAACTGTTAAATTTACGTCTACTAGTCTTCCCGCATTTCCATGTGTAAATTTTGACGAATCAAATGTTATTTTATTAACAAGTTTTAATGCATTATCTGGGTCGTCATTAATATCACTAAATTTATCAATAATAGTAGATAATATAATTTGTAATATATCATCGTTCTTACTTGATACGTCGCTAGCGTCAACTTCTTCTGGACCAGGAGCACCCAGCCCTTCATTTTCCTCTTCTTCCTCCTCATCTTCCTCCTCATCTTCTTCCTCCTCTTCTTCATCTTCCTCCTTCTCGTCTTCCGCCTTCTCGTCTTCCGCCTTCTCGTCTTCCTCCTCTTCCCTCGTC